ATCGAACGGACCCGAATGGACGATCAGTAGACTTAATAGTCTTCGTGACTATTATGTCGACCCGTCTTCTTCGGAGTTCCCGGCATGGATCGCCAAGACTCATCGTAAAGATGGTGTCTTGCGGCCGAAGGGGTGGTTGGGCTCCATTTCTGGAGCACACACGGACTTACGAACGTGTGTGACCTTGTATTCGACAATCTCGAAGTCGATTACATTTGGCTCACCTACCTCGAAGCAGTTGTCCAAGTGGAAGGACGCTGTCATCGATCCCCCGATTCCGAATGATGCTGGTCTCTCGATCAGCATCGATCTTGACGCACTCGAGAGGCGTCTAGTTGAAAAGACGGTTTCCCGTCCTTTCTTCGGACCGGACGATGTGAAGGGGTCTCGTATCCCTGTGGGATACGAAACCTTCTCCATCAAGCATAAAGCAGGATATCCCGATCTCGGTGATCTTCACCGGGCTTGGGAACATTCCTTGCTGAATGCCCCTGTGGCCTCCTGGTATTTCCAGGAGCAATCTGGTGTCAACATCCCAACTGTTTCAAAACAGAGGGGTAGGGTCTTGATTAACAAATTTGTCAAGACAGCCCCTGACTCCAAGCATCGCTTGAAGTTGGACAAGTCTGGCAAGCTTGTTAAGAAGGCTGGTCGTGTTTCTGAAGTTCAAAGAGTTCCCATTGGGTCCATCTCTTTTCTTCAGCAGCCCGGGGGAAAACTCCGGACAGTTGCGAACCCTAACCGGTTCGTCCAGTGGCAGCTTGAGCCACTCGGCGAAGTACTATCGGACTGGGTTAATTCTCAGCCTGATGTGTACGTTCTCGATCAGGAGGCGGGGATCCGATGGATCCAACGCCAACTTTCCTTTGGAAAGCACATGACCAGTGCGGACTTGTCATCCGCTTCTGATACCCTCGACTACAAGCAAGTAACTTCGTTACTTAAGTCGAAGGATCACCCGATGTTTACACGCGCCATTGAGTACTTCGAGCGTTGCTCAAGTGCTCCGTGGGCTGTGTCCGATTGGACGGCTCGAGAGTTTCTCGGGTCCGATTCAATCAAATGGACACAAGGTCAACCACTCGGTCTTCGACCGAGTTTCCCGCTTCTTACCATGACAAATCTTCTTGCAGCCCGGAAGGCTGTTGAGATCGTCGATGGTAAATACACAGGGAGAGTTAAGCTCTTCGCTATCGTAGGAGATGACATCGTCATCTACTCTGAATATGCGGAGGCTTACTCAAGTGTGATCTCATCACTCGGAGGAGTCGCAAACATCGAGAAATCGATGTCCTCCGACAAACGCGCCGAGTTCTGTTCCAGGATCATCGAGGCTGATACTGTGTATCGCCTCAAGCCGAGGTATATCCTCAACAATGACCC